GATACAGCTTGCGAATTTGATAATGGTTCTCGAATATCTATCTCTACTACTACAGGATCAGCTGCGCGGGGTATGACAATCACGACTCTTTTGCTTGACGAATTAGCCTTCATCGAGCCCGCTTCAATCTTAGATGATTTTTGGCGGTCCGTATATCCAACAATATCGCGATCATCAACCGCAAAAGTTCTGATTGCTTCCACGCCAAACGGTACTGGTAACTTATTCTATAAGCTGTTTGATGGAGCAGAAAAGGGTGAAAATGGATTTGTATACGAGCGGGTCAGGTGGTATGATATACCTGGTCGGGATGAAACCTGGAAGCAAAATGAAATAAAATCTATGGGATCGATAGAATCGTTTTTACAAGAATATGAAACAGTATTCCTTGAATCAGGCGAATCTTCTATTGATAGTGAGCTTTTTGCGCAAATGCAATTACTGTGTATAGAGCCTAAGATTATACTAGATGACGGTAACTATAAAATTTGGAATGAACCTGATCCGTCAAGAGTATATGTAGCAGGTGTCGATGTATCTGAGGGAGTGGGTGCGGATGCTTCTGTTATACAAATACTAGATATTACAGATATAAAAGATATTAAGCAAGTTGCTGTATATCACAATAGAAATATACCACCTCTAGAGTTTGCTAATAAAGTGCATACTATACTGTTAAACTGGGGTTCACCATTGGCTCTTATCGAACGTAATAACTGCGGAGCACAAGTTGTTGATAGACTTGCATTCGATGTAGGTTACGAAAAAGTTGTATCGTATGGAGCTAAAGCCGCTCTAAGAAATAGGCCACAAATGGGTATGATAGCTCATACTAACACCAAATATAAAGGTGTTATGAATATGCGGTATTTTGTTAACGAGGTACGATCTGTTACTATACAAGATCTTAATACACTTAAAGAAATGCGTGACTTTGTAAGGCATTCTAACGGCACATGGAAAGCAAAAAGCGGCTATCATGACGATAGAGTTATGTCATTTATGTATGCGCTGTACATCTTAGAGAAGGAAATAACAGAGCGATACTTTGATATACTTGAATTAGATGATCACGGTAAGCCAATGTCTATTGAACCTATGGATTTTGGTGTTGCTACATTCGAGAACGCTACATCTATATATAACGATTTTGAAGTGGTAGGCTTAAATAATCCATACATGACGCCAATTGTTTTTGGTATGGGATACTCAGAGCAACTCTCAGAAATGGAAACACTAGCAGCAGAAGGATGGAAACCATATGGCCACTAATTTATATCAGCAATCAGTTCTTAATAAATCACGTGTTGATAAGTTTAAGCTTGTCTTTCAACTACCTAACTCGTTAAAAAAGATTAATAGGCATCAAGATAGAAAAAACGCTACCGTGATGCAAGACTCACTACAGTTTTCTATTTACGGTACTGTAGTGCCAGCAATAACGGTACCTGCACTTGAGATACGATATTCTGGTAGTACACTGTATAATTCAACACACAGTAAAAGTCCATATCCACCTGTAACAATTAATTTTACAATTGATAATGAGTATAATAATTACTGGGTAATATATAAGTGGCTCGATCTACTACATAATGAGTATACAGGTTTATTTGATGCTGATAATCTAATTGATGATGATGTATTTAAAGACTATCAAACTGACTTAACAGTATATGGTCTTGATGAATATAATAACGAAAAAATAAGATTTACATACACAAAAGCCTTCCCCACTGAAATAGGAGGTATTAACTTTAGTTATAGGGAGGCTGGTGAGATTGAATCGTCCTTTACTTTCGTATACTCACAGATGCATACTATGCTTTTAAACTAAAAGTTCCCCCTCAAATGTATAAATAATTGTATGGCTAGACGTACAATTAATTCACCCGGTGTTGAAATAGGAGAAGTTGATCTTTCTCTTAGAGTACCTACACCCGCAGGCACAACAGTATATGTTACAGGTTACACAGATCAAGGTCCGATAGATGAGGTTTTAGCGGTATCAAGCTTAAGTGAATTTGAGCAAATTTACGGTACACCAAAAACTCCAGCGGAGAGATACTTTTATCAAACTGTAAAAGCAACATTCAATTCTACTGCATCCTTACTCGTAAATAGATTACCTTACGGTCCTGGTACTGGCGAAGGTTTTGGCAGTGCTATTTCGCTTCTTGCTTATCCAGCACAAGTTATCTCTAACCACGCTACTACAACGATGATAAGTGGTGTCAGTGTCGCGTTAAACTTCGCCCCTGAAGTTCGCGCAGCGGCACTTTCCGGTGCTGCTTTTGATATCCCTCTCTCCAATGGACGTATCGTAACAATCAACTTTGCTATTGATGGTGTAGCTCCAGCTCGTGGATTGAACAACACAAGTACTGCAGCGCTAAATACTTGGACGATACCTATCGTATCAGATCCCCAATCGACAATAACGCTTATCAGGGAAAAAATCGCATCACAGATAAACCTTTCTGCAGGTGTGACGCTTGCTACTAGTTTAACTTCAGGTATTAATTTTATTCTTTCTGCACAGCAAAACAGAACATTTGTAGCTGCTGTGTCGACTTCTGTTGTAGCAGGTTTAGATGATCCAGGTGATATCTTTACAAGTACTGTTATTAGTACGATCAGTTCAACAGGCGGTCTTTCTAATACCATGAATGTTAGTGCTGGTACTTATTTACTAGGCAAACCTACTCAGTTTAACATTACTCAACAAGATTATCAAAATCTTTTAAATGGTACTCTTTTTAGTTGGAGCGATTTAACAAGTACAAGCTTTTCCTCAATATCTGCTCTTTCAAGCGCAGCTGTTATCGTTGTAAACAAAGGACAAACAATTGTTGATGGTAAGTATCAAGGTTATTACTTAGGCTTAGCAGACAATACAAATATTAACCCTGCTACTGACTATGACGCTATACGCACTGCTTACACAACAGCAATGGCTGCACCTACTACAGGTCTAACTGCATATGTTGGAATGCCTAAAGCAAGATTTGATTTCTCACTTACAGCTACAGCGGCGTTCGGTACTAACCCGGCTACAGGTTCTATCTCGCAAATAATGGAAGAGAAGATTACAGATTACGATACATCTACTACCGACTTTGCTGATACCCTTAATGTTGGTGTATTTAAACTCAGACAGTCGGTATTTGCAAATGATGCAACTACACTAAGCTACCTTCTTGAAGAGGGATATAACGGCTCTATCGGCTATTATAGGCAAATTAATAATTCTGCTGGAGGTGCTCCGATTAACTTCTTCTTAGAAAACGTTGAAAATAATTCAAGAAATATTAACATTCTTGTTAACCCATACATGTCAGATTATTTTGGTGGTATTAGACTTGACAATAATGGTAAACCTCTTAAGAAAGTAAGAATTATTTCAAAGCAACTTGAAAATGCCTTAGGTTCGACTTCACTTAGTGGTTATACTGACGCAGGTTGTACGCTAACTCAATTACAAAATGCTGCTGCTGCAATTGACTATGCTGATGCTCTATTCCCACTTGGTGCTTACGGTGAAGTAAAAGTTATTGATAAACAAGTAGGAAATATTCCTTCTAAAATTACACGTGCTCTCGATCGTATTAAAAACGATGAAGTATACAATGTTGATATTATTGCGGAAGCTGGTCTCGGTACAATCTGGACAACCGTTTGTGCTACTGGACTATCTTACTTCGACGATACTAAGACAGCTCCAGCAATTGAATCCCTTAGAACACCGAATGATCTAGGTGCCGCTACCCAAGCAAGAGATTACTACAGTACAGTATTTAGCTTATTCAATGTATTCTGCGGACCTATTAAAGATGGTGGTCGTGGCGATGTGCTATTCGTTGCTGATCCTCTTAGACAAATCTTCATAACAGGTAAAGATTCAAAGATCATTAATATACCAGGCAAGAATTTCTCAACAGATATTTATTGGGCATTAAGACATCAATTTGAAAATGCTAACACCTCGTATGCTACTACATATGCAAACTACTTTAAGGTATATGATAACTATAGCGGACTCTATATGTATGCTCCTCCTTCTGGCTTTGTTGCTGCTAAAATGGCATCGACTGACTCTGATGTTGGTCCGTGGGTAGCGCCTGCTGGCTTTAACCGTGGTATGGTTAACGCTGCAATGGATATTGCTTTTGCTCCTAACCAAAGACAACGTGACGAGCTGTATAAGATTAATCTTAACCCAATTACACGTTTCCCAGATCAAGGTATCGTAGTATTCGGTCAAAAGACACTACTTCGCAAGCCAAGCGCGTTCGATAGAGTTAACGTTCGTAGAAGCTTTCTATATCTTGAGAAGGCTACTAAGTCAGTAATGAAGTTCTTCCTATTCGAGAATAACACACTATTCACAAGAACACGTGTTGTTAATACACTTAAGCCATTCTTTGAAAGAGTTAAACAATCTGAAGGTCTTTATGATTACCTTATCGTTTGCGATCAACGCAACAATACTAGTACAGTTATCGATAATAATGAACTTGTTGTGGATATCTACTTGAAGCCTGTTAAGTCTGCAGAATTTATTCTTGTTAACTTCTATGCGACTCGTACTGATACTAACTTCCAGGAGCTAGCAGGAGGTTAATCAATATTATATTAAAAGTCGGCTGAGTCTCAGCCGACTTTTTTTGTCTTTCTATATCAAGTTACATAAATAATAGTATGTCCGGTGTAAATCAAAATATCCAAAACTTCTATAGAACAGCAGCTGATAGAGACTTTTCTAGAGACTTTCTCTTTAGAGTAACAGAGCTTAGCATAGCCGGTGTACCACCTATGGGCGAAGGTCAGTTAATTTATGCTAAAACAGCAAACCTTCCAGGTAGAAATATTGGTAACGTAGCCGTGCCGTATATGGGTCTAAATATTAACGTTCCTGGTAGTGTTACTTATCCTAGTTCTGAAGCTTATTCTATCACTTTCTACCTTGATGCTGATAGTGACTTACGTAGCTATTTTGAAGGCGCTTCGCGAGCATTATTTGACGATCAAACGTCAACAGGTGGTTACGGTACACCAGATGAGAATTACTACATCTCTCTTGCGCAACTAGATAAAGGCCTCAATCCAATTAGTAATTATAAGCTTGTTGGAGCTTCACTAAGAGCGGTTAATGATATTAGTTATTCAATCGCTGCTGGTACAGGTCAAACTGTTGAAGTAACAGCGACGTTTGCATACCACTACTACATTAATCCGCCTATAGCTCAATAATACATTGTGATAGGACCTGTTCCATTACGTATATACCTTCAAAGCGAGTGGTCTAATGATATACCGCTAAAGTTTTTATGGACTATATCTTTCTTTCCACGTGGAGCTGCTGCATCAGAGCAAGCAGCTAATAGTATTGATGACATAGGTAAGAATATAACCAATATTCTAGCTAAGTATGAGGGACCTGATAAGTGGCCGGTGATCACTAATGTATATCAGAATCAGTCAGACGATAGTGGAAATTTTGGGTATATGTTTGCAAGTTCTGTGGCTTTCCCTACTGATGCTTTTAATATCAACAATTCGTACACATCAGGTGCAGGGGGATTTTTACCTAGTTATATAGGCGGTGAAAGAAATGGTTATGGTGGTTCAAACGGGCTAAATATTACCTTTATTGAGACTAACGTAGATATAATCGATAACTTTATAAGGCCGTGGATCATAGCTGCATCTCATAAGGGTCTTATTGAAGATAATAAAGAAGATATTAAGTGTAATATAATGGTAAATTTTTATACACGTGATAGAGAGCAATATCTTTATGGTGTATTAGGACCTTATACTACTCTTAATTTCGAGCGTAGAAAGAGTTTTATTTTTGAGAATGCTATTCCCTATCAAGTAAACGGTGATCAAATAAGCTACAGTGATCTTAGTATAGGTGATGTCACTAAGACAGTAAGTTTTGCATTTAGCAATTACTATACTATACCTGTGTTATGAGTAGTGCGTTTAAGGTAAAGGTAGGTATACCAAGCGGTAAGCATATTAGATTAGCCGAGCTTAAAAATAGAGATTATCAAACTATTCTTAAGTACTGTGAAAACTCTGATCTAGAAGGGTTAAATGATTTTTTTGAATTGTTACTCGATGATGAATATAAATCATTAGATATTATAGATAAATTTTATGCATTACTTACTTTGCGGATGGTATTTATAGAGCCTGATCTCGCCTTTACAGATGATTCTGGTAATATAATAAAGTTTAGTATATCTAATATTTTAGAAAAAATAGATCACTTTCAAAACGATTTCGAAAGGGTAATTAGTATTCAAAATTTTACTGTTGAGCTGGGCTTACCAAATCTCATTTACTTTAGAGATATTAATGATATATATCTAAGTACTATTAAAGTAATTAAACTAAACAATAACACTCTCGATTTTAATAACCTATCACTTGATCAAAAAGAAGAAGTATTGTCTTTCATACCCAACGCACTATTTTCACATATAAGTAACTATATATCACAAATATCAAAACAGTTACAATCCTTTGTATTAGTTGAGCAAAATACAACCTTTAAGATTAGCGAGATTAATACGGATATTATATCGAACGAGTTTATGGGGTTTATCTTAGCTATATTTAATACAGGGTTAAAAAGCTTTTTTGATACGATGTATATTTTCACAGCAAAGCTTAATATCGATGGAAACACATTTCTAGACCTCACCCCTCTGGATTCAAGAGTGTTAATGAATATATACAACAAAGATATTGACGATCAAAACAAAGCATTGCAAAATAAAACTCGTGAGTAAATACACATATGAGTGATATTAAATCCTTTCTTGATGAATTAAAGCAGCTTAACGAAAAGGACTGTTTTGATGTATTTGTAACATCTATTGGTAAAAAGGTACCGTTTAAAGCTCTATCAGTAAAGCAACACAAAGATATTGTAAGATCTCTTCTAGGTGGTGTTGAGGGTACAGTGCTTGTTACAAAGATCTTTAATGATATTATACTCGAAAATTCAACTCAATTTAGTGACTTTAAGTTATACGATCGCAATAAGATTCTTGTTGAGTTGAGAAAGCAGAGTATAAGTGATAAGGTAACAATAGATGATAAGGATTATTTACTATCTGAATTACCTGAGTATAAGGCTGACTTTAAGGTAAGTGCAGAGTTTAGTTATAAGGGTATAGACGTCAAATTAACTATACCGTCTTTAGAGCTTGACTCTAAGATAACAGAGAAAAGTGTAATAGAGATTTCTAAGTTTACATCTGATGAGAAGAAGGTAGGTAATTCTATTAACATATTGCTTGCTTATGAAATAATGAAGTTTATTGAAACGATTCAAATCGATGATACTCTAATTACCTTTAGTGAGTTAGGTACCTATGATAAAAAGAACATTATTGAGAACTTACCTCTTAAGCTTAATAACGACATATTAGAATTTATTACCGCATATAAGGAGTACGAGCAAGATTTATTCACCTACAGTGATGGGGCTAAGTTAAATATTGACGGTAGCTTCCTAACTAGTGAATAAATAACTATATAATGCCTACTGACATTAAAAACTCGATTGGCGATTTAGTTAGTATATTTACATCTTTACGTAAAATAAAGGATGAGCCTAGAGGTGTATCTTCTCACTCATCTGTTATTAAAGATAATGAAGATAAAGAAGATAAAGTTAAACCAAGTTTAGAGAGTACTGAAATAACTAGATTCAAAAATATTGCAGATGTTCTCGGCAAAGTCTGGAAACTAGGTGATTATGCTCCAAAGCCTGAAGCAGGTAAGCTAGGTGATCTAACCCCTGATAAGCAAAGAGGGTTAGGAGCCATCAAAGATAAGATTGTACCTATTCAAAAGCAAGAAAAAGAAAACGATTTAATGGGTATGCTCGACGAGCTTCTAGGAGCTCTAGGTCTTGGTGATATTAAGACACTATTAAATAAAGCACTTGCGGCTGTTAAGGATAAGCTAGGTGCGTTTTTTAATGGTATAGGTAGTAAATTGTGGGCTGCTATAAAATGGATTCCTCAAAAGCTATTGTCTGCGATGAAGTGGGCTGGTAGCAAGATTTTAGCTGGTATTAAGTGGTTAGGTAGTAAGCTCTTTAACTGGGCTGGTAAGCTAGTAGATAAAATTAAAGGCTCTAAATTTTACACAGGCTTTATGGAGAAAGTCGCAACTGTTAAAAATGGTTTAAAGTCCGTGTGGGATAATATTATCACGTCAATTAAAGGATTTGTTGATGATATTATAGGTGGCATTTTAAAAGTAAAAGACGCAGCTTTTAAGGCTCTGGAAAAAATACCCGGTGTTAAATTACTTAAAGAAGGCTCTAAAAAGGTATTTGAAAAGGTACTTAAACCTGCTGCAAAGATAGTCGGTACGGTGGTTGAGGGTACTGCTAAGGCAACCGGCACTGTGGTTAGGGGTGCTGCTAAGGCAACCGGCATTGCAGTTAGGGGTGCTGCTAGGTTAGGTGGTAAACTAACAAAAGCTATAACAGGTAAAATTGGTTCAGCTGTAGGTAGTTTTTTTAAAGGTGGGTCAAGTAATATAGGTAAAGTTTTTAGATCTATACCTCTTGTCGCGCCAGCAATAGAAGGTCTTTTTGCTGGTAAAGATATACTAGAATTTAAATCAGAGTATGATAGCAAGGCCATATCTCTCGATGATTTGAGACTGAAAGCAGGTAAGCGGGTTGTTGAAGCTATTACTGCTCTTGGTGGAGCCGCTCTTGGTGGAGCTGCTCTCTCGTTTATACCTGGTATCGGTACAATAGCAGGAGCTGTCGCAGGTGATTTTGCAGGCAGATATTTAGGTGAATTACTAGTTGAGAAAATGGTATCGCCTAACTTAATAAAGAAATTTGGCGCGTATATTACAGGTACCCAAGAACTTCAAGATTTTATAGTTAAAGGTAACAAGGTTTACCCATTTAATAATAAGGATGAGTTACTTGGCATGAAGACTGGTGGTGCTATTGATAACTTAATAAATTCTAAGTCAGAAAATATTGCACCTATGAGTGTTGTAGAACATAATAAGTTTGCTAAGTTAGCATTAGAAGAGCAAATAAAACGTCAAGGTACAATGATTGAATTACTTACACAACTTGTACGTAAACCTAGTGGTAACACTGTTATAAATAATCCAAGTAGAGGTACTAATACATCTCCAAGCAACTTCAGAGATAATTTCACCTCACAAACCCTTGTAACTAACTAATTTATATGGCAAACGCACTTTACGCTGAGACACAAAATATAAAAAATGCTGATTTGGTTTTTGGTAGTGATAATACTAATGGTAATATTCAATTAGTACCTAAGCAAAAGATTATTGATGTTCGTAGTGATTTTGTGTGGTCAATTACACCGAAGCGAGGTGTAATACAAAATATACCAGCTATGTACCTTGTTGAAAGATCTCAACAAGCTAACTCACTTGTTTCGTCAGCATTATATTATATCACTACATTTTTAAATAAGACGGGGATAGAAGGTACTGAAAGTATGCTGAAAGGAACGTCGGATAAAATCTTAACATCTATAGTTAGTATTCTTAATAGCTCGTTAGGCCGTTTTTTGGGGGCGACGGGAACAGCTACTAGTAGCTTTGAAACTACTATTAAAGAGCTACAACAAAAGATTGAAAAGTTAATCGATAACAAAGAAGATACAGCTTTACTTAGTACTGATACACTTAAATCGTATATAGGTATCTATCTCACAAAAAAGACAGGCTTTCATTATGTACTACCTTATTTTGGTAATAATTATTCTATAACAAGTAGCTGGGCACAACAAGCTCAAAATGAAACAGGAATCGCTAAGGGGTTCAATACAATGATGAATGCAGTTGCCGAGACAGCAGGTACGCTAAATATACTTCAACCCGGTACTTTTATTGAGAAGCCAAAATATTTCCAGTATCCAGCAGAAGGTGAGAGTGTAAATGTATCATTTCCTCTTCTTAATACATATAACCCATCTAGTAATACCTTACCGTATCAGCAAAATTATGAACTGCTTTGGATTTTAGCATATCAAAATAAGCCTTACAGAACATCGTTTTCAAGAATAATTCCACCAAAAATTTACACACTAACAGTGCCTGGTATAAAATATATGCCGTATTGTTATATTAGTAATCTGTCAATTGGTTTCCAAGGCACACAAAGAAATCTTGAAGTAGTTTTACCTACAGGTCAGCAAATTATTACACCAATACCAGAAGCTTATGAAGTAAGTATAACATTTACAAGTCTATTGGCTGATATTGGTAACATGATGGCATCAAAAGATTTCGGATTTAAAATTAACACAAGCTTTAGATGATTACTGGCACCCTACAAAAAGATATACCTAGTCTACCTAATTTAGATATTTCAAGATATGAAAATATCTTTAAATTGTATATTGTTGAGAAAGGATCTAAGGATTCTTATTATTATTATAATATCCTTAATAAGGTAACAATACCTGATAATATTGAACAGAGCTTGTTAGGTACAATATCTTTAAATAAGAAATTACCATGGACTACGTTTTCATATCAGTTATATGGTACCATTCAACTATGGTGGTTGATATTGCTTGTTAATAAGCCAAAAAATATTTTTTACGCTGAACCTGGTAAGCAATATAAGTATTTTTTACCAGAAAATGTTGATGCAATTCTTACTAATATATTAAATCAAGTAAATAGATGAGTAAGACTGCTAATATTAATAATAGTATTTATGAGTTTGAGCTTGCTCTAGTAAATACTAAGTCTGGTGAGGAGATTTATCTACCTATACCTAAAGGAGCTATTGAATATCTCGAAATTGAGGATAACATAGCTAATTTTGGTCTTATAGGTAAGTGTAGTATAGCTAATTTCTACAATATACTCCAACAGTTAAAGGTAATGGATGTAAATGGTATGAACTGTATGTATATTAGTATTAAAAATGCTGATTTTGCTAAACTTAATAACGATTCAAAGGTAAGTATAGACTTTTTATCAATGATAACAAGAAATGCAGAAACATCAACTAATATTATTGATAAATCTATAAATTTTGAGTTTGAGGATTACTTTATAGCTCGTACAAAAGTAGAATCTAGTTTTGGTGTTACTTTAAAACATGGTAATACTAATACACCTGGTCAACTTATATACGACCTTTTTAAATTGTGTAATAAAGAATCGGTCTCAGATTTAAGCAAAGAAACAGAGGATTTTAAGGATAATTTATTTATATTAGCCGGTCAAGCATCGCAAACTATTTCTATAAGTAACCTTTACGATGGTAATAAAGTCAAATCTATCTTTGACCTAATAAGTGAGTTATATAAGTATTGCTCTTATACAGGCCACGGACCAGCTATAATATCTACTACTAATATAAAGGAAGAGGTAGGAGGAGGCGAGATTGTTAAACGAAAGATTACACTTCAACCGCTTTCAAACTATACATCGAAATTTTATGAGCTATACAGGGATGGCGTAGAGGATTTATCGAAATATGTAACAGAAGAATTTATTGTAGGTAATTCAGATTCTAATTCCGCCTTAAATACAAATTTTATTGACTCTTACAACATTATACGTGTAAATCAAGATGATGTACTTAGTAATAAATGGATAGATTATTTTATTTCCTCTAACTTAGGCGAAGATCTCACAAAGATAAAAACAAAAACTGTTCTCTATAGGGATGTCAGGTCGTATTTTTCGACATGGTTACTGAATGGGTTCCCTGCTAATTTACCTGAAAGAAGTTTTGATGAAAAAATTAATACTCAGGTGGTTCTTAAAAAAATATTAGAACCTTCTGATACTTTAACCACAACATATATTGAAAACACACTTGTTAAAAGCTTTATTTACGATAATACAGCTATTACCTTTACAGTGCAGGGTAATACTTATAGAGAAGCAGGTAAATTTATTAGAATAAAATCAAAAGCAAACAATACTACCATAGATACTGATAATAAAGAAGAAATCGATGGTTATTGGTTTATATTAAATGTTAAGCATATCTTTAAAGGTGATTTTTATACAAATGAATATGTGTGTGTAAAGCTACATGCTGGTAATGCTAATCCTAAAACCATGGTAGATAAAATGGCTCCAAATGAAGCACGCTCTACCTTATTGCGCCCTCTTGATACTCCAACACCTACTCCAACACCTACTCCAACACCTACTGAAAATAATATAATCTATCCTAATACTCCAACACCACCTGTAACATAACTCAATAAATTTTTAATACATAAATAGATATACAGGTATGATAATATACTCACACAACTTACACGAAAAGCTTTTCGGTTATGCAATTTCTCGAGAGTTTATTAAATATCAATCACCTTTTTGTGATCTGCTAGATGACTCTGCTAACCCGTCCGACAGAGCATCTAGTCTAGATAACCCTAGACTTGCTCTAGATTTTGATTTAGCTATTAGCTTTAATCAAGCAATAAATGGTAATGCTATAGCACGAGAGCACTTTACTAATACCTTAATATTGTGTAGTACAGACTTAGATGTAACTTCTCTTGAATTTTATAAAAGTAAAATGGAAGTATATCCTGTATTCATTCCTGAAATAAGACGTATTAATTATACCTTTCAGAATTTGAATCGTTTACGAGGTGGTGCTATACCGGGTGCTAATGGTCAATCAAGTGCTACTGGTAAGTTTATCGATAGTTTAAAAAATGCTGTTAAAGATTGCCTTAACTCACCGTGTAATTTATTTGCCCCTGTATCTAATTCAGTTGGTAAACTAGCACAAGGCGCACTATTCGCTACTGAGGGTACTACACTACCTGTCGGTGCTCTTAGGAATAGTACTTCTACTTTTACAGGTGGTATAGACTCTACTATTTTTAATAAAATTCCAGTGATATTTCAACAAGGTATTACCAATCTTAAGTTAATAGGTAAAAATGCGTGGTCAGAATCTCTAACAATGCTCGTGCAAGATGACTTACCTACACTTATTGCAAAGGCACAGAGTGGTAGCTCCTTAAGAGCAAATACAGCTGGTTATAGGTATACACCCGATATAAAATCATACCTCGATTTAAGTGAGGTAGCTTCCTCATTATTAGGTAATATTGCAGCTGACATGGGTGATTGCTTTAGACGGTATCAACAATCGGTTAGATATAATCCATACGACCCACAACAGAATCAATCGTCAGTATCTAAAGGACCTATACCTAACCAAGCAAACGGTAAAATATACTACCATACCAGTTTTGGACAAGTTGTAGATGGTAATAACGGTGGTGATCAACAGTCTAACCTTTCTGTGCAAGGTAGTGGTAATAGACAAACACAGACGCCAACTGCTAATTCTTTTGTTACCCCTATATTTGACTTTAGATCACCAGGTCAGGGTGGAGATGGTGAGTTAACTGTTTATACGGCGTTATTAGAAAATAATAGATTTACAACTGATACGACAACAGATAGCAATACTGAGGTAGGTAAATCCGCTTTTACAAAAAATGTACCTTACATACCACCAAACTCATATAATGCCTATAAGCGACTAATAAATGAAGGAAAGACAAATAACACCAATCTTAGTAAGTTAGATAAGGGTAAAATAAATAATGGTTTTGCTATGAATCTAGACAGTCTAGCTAGATTGCTTGGTAATGGATTTGATAAAGCAGCTATACGGCAAATAATAGATGGCAATCAAAGTGATAAATGGATTTATGCTGAAATAACACCTAGCGTGGGTGCTAAGCAGATTGTACAGCTTATAGATACAAATACTGCTGTAGGTTCTAAAACAGCTATTGATTTAACACTGTATGCTTGGAATAAGGTATTTCCACAAGCTGCGATACCAACAAAGCAGCAAATACAAAAGGGACCACTGGTAATGTCTGCTGATGGAGCAGCTATTGAATTTTACACATACAATAGCGCACCTGATGTGTCTGCTAAAGTTAGATTTATAGTTGGTAAAGTAAGCGATACGAATGAATTGACATTGGTATCTGTACGATCAAAAACCGGTGTAACAGCTAAAGTAAATGTGCTGTATCAGAGTAATTTTCAAGGACTTATTGATGATCTAGATGCAATAGGATATATAATTAAAGACATGGGTGGTTATAATGTAAGAAGTATTGCAAATTCAGCCGTATCTAGTTTTCATTCATACGGTGCTGCATTAGACATTAACGCTGATCAGAATCCATATGGGTCAACACTTATAACAGATATGCCGAGTAATATAAAAGAAATAGCTAGTAAACATTGCTTAGGTTGGGGTGGTAGTTGGAAGAGCGTTAAAGATGCAATGCATTTCTCTGCAGCAAAATCAGAAGGTGGTTGTTTTAATATATCGCGCTCTTAAACGTCTATAGGTCTATCGGCTTTATCAGCCTTACCCATTAGCTCTTGCATTACCTCTTTACGAGATAATAGATGTGTAATATTATCCTGTGTATTAATCTTTTCCCGCGAATCAAGATCCATCTGCTTAACATCCTTTGTTGTCTTATTTTTCTCAAGAGAGATATAAATCTTATTAAGTGACTCCATGCTTGCAGATGAAGCTTTAAGCAATTCAGCAAAAGCAGCTACATCCTTTGCATCTGGCGCAGAGGAAATATACGTCTGAACATCATCGATAATATCTAAAGACTTCATTATAAGCTTACCAGAGTTTCTAATAATAAACTCTTCTAACTTTTCCTTTGTAAGTTCATCTTGAGGCTCTCTTTTACTTAACTGCACTGTACCTTTTAACTGTGAGATTATATCACACACAGTACTATCTAGATCTTCTTCCATTAATACATATTTAATCTTGATTTCAGATTAGCAATGATTATAATCATAGTATGAATGATGTTATCTTACGTTTTAAACGTGTACACCAAAATGCCAAGCTACCTACTAAGAATAATGCTTCCGACACGGGATACGACGTATCTGCAGTGGAAAACAAAGTAATTCCAGCCCGTGGTAGCGCTGTTGTCGATGTTGGTCTTGATTTTGCATATATTACTCCTGATTACTGGGTAAAGGTTGAGGGACGATCTGGACTTGGCTTTAAGCATGGCATCTCCCCGCACCCTGGTATCATTGATAATGGTTATAGAGGCAATGCTGGTGTTAAGCTTTATAACAACACAGACACTGATTATATTATTCAAGATGGTGATCGTATCGCACAATTTGTAGTATATAAGAACTACAATGTTAGTATTGAAGAGGGTGAAGTAGAGACTACTATTAGAGGTGATAAGGGGTTTGGCTCATCTGGTAACTAATTATGATTGATTTCAAGAATATATGGACAGAGCGGTATAGGCCGTTGAAGCTCAACGACTTAATTCTATCAGATCGAACGCGTGAGATCGTACAAGGGTATGAGAGTGAAATTCCTAATTTACTATTTGTAGGTACACCCGGGACTGGTAAGACAACTCTTGCTCGTATTATTGTGCATGATATACTAAAGTGCGACTTTTTATATATTAATGCCTCTGATGAGTCTGGGATAGATACTATCCGGCATAAGGTAACTAACTTCTCTCAGACTAAGTCATTTGATGGTAAGGTTAAGGTAGTTATTCTTGACGAGTGCGATGGTTTAACTGCTCAAGCGCAAGCAGCTCTACGTAATACTATGGAGTCGTTTGCTAAGTATACGCGCTTTATACTTACAGCTAATCATAAGCATAAGATCATTCCTGCTCTTCAGTCAAGGTGCCAGTCTCTCGATATTAAACCTACTATCGAAGATGCTGTTAAAAGATGCTATAATATTCTTAAGCTTGAAGGTATTGAAGTTGATGATCTACAAAAGAAGAAATTTGTTGAGCTTGTAAAGGCTAATTTTCCTGATCTTCGTAAGACTATTAATGAGATTCAAAAGAACTGCATTAACAGTGTATTATGTATTACTAATATTAGTGTTGATACAGAGCTGCTCGATAACATCTTTAACGGTATTAAGAATAAAGATACTATGTCATTACGTAAGTATCTTATCGAGAATGAAGATAGGTTTTATAACGACTATGATAGCTTACTTCGTAGCTTTCTCAACTATATCTATACTGCTTCTGTAGTAGATAGTAAAAAGAAAGAGATGATCGCGGTAATCGCAGATCATCTCTATAAGTCAGTTTTTGTTCTTGACAAGGAAATTAACGCTTTTGCTTGTTGGATTACACTAGAAAAAGCAACTTAATTATAGTGTAGGAAATATAGGCATCGGATTAAATCCAAGCTTTTGAATAATAACAGCAATAACAATACCACCTACTATCGAACCCGGACCTGAGCTAAGTGTACTTCCTAGAAAATCGAGAGACTTTATTATAACAGCGCGCTGAATTTTCTTATTTGTACCTACTAATTCCTTCTCTAGCTGCTTGATAGCATTTCTATTAATTTGAAATACCATTTTTTTGTACTGAGCTGGATTAATTTGTTTTAGTCCTTCTATTTTACTAATCTCGTCTTGTACTTCAGCAGGAAGCATACTTACAATAGATTGTGTATCAACCTGCAATTCTTTACCAATACGCTTTGCGAGTAACATTATAAGCTTACCTAGAACATAGGTAGCTAAAGCTCCTGCAGCGCCTGATTGTAAGACGGTTATAATAAATTGACTTAAGTTATCAATATATTGCGGTAAAGCTACATTCACATATTGCGTTAATTTCTCAGGTAATTTGGATATATCTGATAATGTTTGGTTAGTATTTGTAACTGCAGATGTTGCGGTATCATAAGCTTGAGTTACATGTTGGCGTAGTGTATCTAAGAGACTTTCATTTACTAAATGTTCATTATATAATTTATCAAGGTCGTAATTTAACTGTTTTTCAAGCAGTAAATTATTGTATGTTTCTGAAATTAACTGCTGATCACTTCTTAATGTGAGCATATTATAAATATTGGTGGGTGTATGAAGCTACCGCTGGTGAAGGTGTTGCAGACTTAACAGGTAAGGCAGTGTTGGTAGTTGGAAGAGATAGGTTAGTATCTGACAATTTGCCATCACCCTTATCTGTTTTGTTAGCAATATTATCACTCTTATCGAGTTCTTTTGGCTTAATGTTAACTCTATCTTTACGCCGCATCGCGTCAGGAATAGGTAGCAGATTAGGGTAGTGTGACTCTGGTTGACCGAGACTAGGCGAAACTGTTACATAGTGTGAATATCTACCACCTCCGTTATCAAGAGCTAGTGATAATTGAACACTGCTTGCATCTGAAGTTTGAGGATTACCAGGGTATCTTTGCCCATTAGTATCATTAATACCGACAACACGGACGTGTAAGCCTGTTGCAAGCATATCGTCAATTAAATCCTTTGTATTCTGTCCTAGAGCTTTATAAGCGTCAGTGGATTTAAACTTACCGTCAAACTTAAAAACGTCACCAACAAGGAATCCTCCTCTTTCAAATCGTCTCATATAGTCTTCGACGAGCATTAGATACTTTTTTGCCATACATTTATTTATGGCTCTATTAAATATTTACAGGAAATTTATCACTTTAGTTTGTGAAGTGCTTAATAATTAAAAAAACCAATACAGTAACATGGCAATTAAATTAAACATTGTAAAACCGACGTCGCAGGTAGAAACCGCTCTACGTGATGGCTATTTATATAAAGATATAGGTTTTGATCTTGTTAATAGGTATACAGATAATGTTGAGCTTTATAAGAATAATGAGAATACGGATCTAAAGCCAATTTATGATGCAAATGCAGTTTTAAATTCTATTAAAAATATTTTAACAACATCACCAGGAGAGAAGTTACTTAACCCTCTTTTTGGAGTAGATCTAAGAGATTATCTTTTTGAGACAGTTTCAGAAACACGTGCCTTTTTTCTTGGTACAGACTTATATAATGGTCTTACAGAACAAGAACCTCGCATTACTATAGACCGTGTTGATGTTGTTGCAGCTATAGAAGAGCAGCTATACGATATTGATTTAAACATATCAATACCATCTCTCAATATTAACGGTATAACATTACGGGGTATACTAAATAATGATGGATACACCTTCGTATGAGTATTAAAAATTTTGCAGAATTTAATCTTCCTTCAAACGCTTATGCAACTTTTGAGGCTGATACCCTCAAGAGTTTAATTATAAGTAGATTAAATGAGAGTGAGGTATTTAGAGATCAAAACTTTGAAGGCTCTAATATAAATGCATTTATTGATATTGTCGCATACATGTATCATGTGCTTATTTTCTACCTAAACACGACTGCATCTGAAAGTAATTTTAGTACTGTGTCTTTATATGAAAATATAAATAAACTTGTTTCACTTCTTAACTATAAACCCCTAGGTAGTCAGACTGCTTTAGTTACTGTTACTATAACTGCTACTAATAACATAATACCTGGTGCTTACACACTACAACGATTTTCCTTTATTAACGCTAACGGCATCAAGTACTCAACTATAAAAGATATTTCTTTTGAAAAAACTAACGATAGCGTGGAGGTACTTGCTGTTGATAATAATATGTTAATGCAGGGTACTGTTATTGAAGGTCCTAGTTATTTTGGAACAGGTGAAAATTTTGAAACTATCTTGCTGATAAACTCCGTACAAGATAACAACTTAGGGTTTATTGCAGATAATAGCTTCTCTGTATTCGTAAAAAGCTCTTTTAATGACAACTGGTATGAATGGTTGGAGACATCTTCTTTATATCTTGAACAAGCCGATTCAGAGCGGTACGAGAAACGCTTAAACGAAAACGGTAATTATGAATTTAAGTTTGGTAATAATATTACCGGCAAATCTCTTAAAGCAGGTGAAGAAGTTAAAATCTTCTATGTTCAGTCAGATGGTATATCAGGCGAAATAGGATCGAATGCACTTAATCTATACAGATTCAATCTTTATAATTCTACTGCTTTTTCGGAAATAGCGCAAGATATATACATCAACCAGGAAGATCTGATTACACCTGCAGCACTTCCATTTTTATTACCCAGTAACATAAATGGCTCATCAACTGTAGCTGATGCCGAAACTGTAGAGCAGATTAAGCAGAACGTCCCAAAAATGTTTCTAACGCAGGGCAGATTAGTAACAGGTAGTGATTATCGTATTTTTATTGAAAAGAATTTTAACAATATTGTTAGGTCGGTAAGAATATTATCTAATGATGAGTATGCTGCTGGCTTTTTAAAGTACTTTTACAACTTAGGTATTAATAAATCGAATGATGATTGTAGAGTTCTACTCAATCAAGTTACATTTGCACCTTCAACTAATTTTAATAATGTTTACATATTTACTGTACCGAAAATATCTCCAACGCTTAATGAACAGGTACCGAACTTTTTAAATGTTTCTCAAAAGCAGCTCATTATTAATGAGTGTAATATAATAAAAGATATTACACACTCTGTTGTATCAATGGATCCTATCTTTAAAGCATTTAATATAGGATTACAGCTTAAGGATGAGTTAGAAAGCGTATCCTTAAGAGATAACACTTACCTTGTAATTAAGCGGGATGTTAATATAAACATTAATAGCTCTACCTTAAAATCACGAGTATCTTATGTTATAAAGAATTACTTCGACAAAGTTCAATTAGGTGACTTAATTAATATATCTACAATTACTAATGATATATTGAATATAGAAGGTATTAAGTCTATAGCAACAAGACGTATTGATACAGGGTACGAGATACCAGGTATTAGCTATATTGTATGGAATCCAGCGTATGAGCAGGATGATA